GGAATGTATCGTGCCATCAAATTCACGGGAGCTTTGGATTCAAATTGTACGGTTACAATAGCCCCAAACTCTGCGCCTGCTTGGTTTATTATTGAAAACGCGACTACTGATTCAGGGTCTAGTGGTCCTTATAGCCTTATTCTAAGTCAGGGTTCTGGAGCAGATGTTACCGTTCAGAACGGGAAGAATGTTCTCGTTTACTGTGATGGTGCAGGCAGCGGTGCTGCTGTGGTTGACGCTCTAGCAGACTTGCAGATAGGAACCCTTGAATGTACTGGCGCTGCTGCCATAGATGGCGCGGCAACTCTGGGCAGCACCCTTGGTGTTACTGGGGCTATCACTGCCAGTGGCGGCGTGGCTGCTACAGGAAACGTGACAGCTACGGGAACAATAGAGCCAGCAGGTGATACATCCGCTAGTGATAATGCGGCTATCGGATACACAGCAGCAGAAGGGATCATCATCACTGGGCAAGGCTCCACAAGTGATGTCACTGTGAAGAACGATGCTGACACCACGGTGTTCAGTATTCCCACTGGCACAGATGATATCCTGTTCCCTGACGATGCAAAGGCAATGTGGGGTGATGGTTCCGACTTAAAACTTTACCATGATGGTAGTAATAGTTATGTAGATAATGTCACTGGCGCAATTTATATAAGAACTAATAATACAGAGAACGCAATACTTGCTCAAGCAAATGCCGCTGTTACACTATATTACGACAATTCTGCAAAACTTGCCACTACTTCTGTAGGGACCACCATAACAGGAACTCTTATAGCAACTACAGACACTGACACAAGTAACACGGGCAGTGTGACGCTAGACTTTGCGGCTAATCAAAACTTTGTTCTCACCTTTACGGGTAACGTCACCCTCGCCAATCCATCCACAGAACAGGTTGGGCAAAGCGGGATCATCTGCTGTATTCAGGACGGGACGGGTAGTAGGACGCTGAGTTTAGGAACGGACTACGAGACCGCTGGTGGTGCAGGAATAACCCTAAGTACAGCCGCCAATGCTGTGGACATCATTCCATACTTTGTTAAAGCATCAGGTAGTATTCAGCTTGGCGCAGTACAGTTGGCGTTTAGTTAGGGAGAGCATTTATGCCTGTATTCGGGACACAGAACTTTGGAAGTGGTGCTGGGGCTTCCTACTCAATAGATAAGTCTTGTATGTTTGACTACGCCTCTGGTTCTTATTTATCGAGAACTCCGGGGTCTGCTGGCAATCGTAGAACTTGGACGATGAGTGTCTGGTTAAAAATGACAAGATTGGCTAGTTCCACTGGTGGTGGGATATACGTTTGGGATGCTGGTACTACACAATTTGGATTTTCGGATTCTAATGATAACTTATACTTAATTGCTGGTAGCACATTAAAGAGAACAACTAGTGTTGCTAGAGATACTACAGGATGGTTTCATCTTTGTATTATTGCAGATACTCCACAAAGTACCGCAAGTGAACGGTTCAAAGTGTATATAAATGGGGCGGTTCCTGCATTAACAACGGACACTGCGCCAGCCCAAGACTTTGAATTTGAGGTGAATAACACTGTTGCTCAAAATATTGGCGCAGAAGGGTCAAATTATTGGGATGGCTATATGGCAGACTTCCACTTGATTGATGGAACGGCTAAAGCAGTAGGAGATTTTGGTGAAACTAACGATGAAGGTGTGTGGGTTCCTAAGAAATATACAGGTGGTGGGTATGGAACCTGTGGATTCCATTTAGACTTTGCAGATAGTGCAGATTTAGGAGATGACAATAGTGGTCAGGGAAATGATTTTTCTCTAACAAATATAGCCGCCGCGCATCAGTCCTCAGATTCACCGACCAATAATCACTGCACTTGGAACGGGAACTACAAACTAGACGGAAGTATAACCTTGAGTGAGGGGTTGCAGAATTATTCAAATGGTGCTGGTTCACAAGATAAAATTCTAGGTACTATGTTTCCGAGTACGGGGAAATGGTACTGGGAAGTAAAATGGGTGTCAGGTACAAGCGGTGGTCAAGTAGGGTTATCACAATGTGATGTTCAATCAAATGAAGAAACTGGCAATAATAACAGTAAGGGAACAGGGGCTAGTCTTGGATATAGGTCACATGATGGCAATACCTACAAAAACAGCACACTAACCTCCTACGGGGCTACTTACGCAGCAGGTGATATAATAGGTGTTGCTTGGGATGCTGATAATGGAAAGATATATTTTGCAAAGAATAATTCATGGCAAAATTCTGGTGATCCAGAAAGCGGCGCAACAGGAACAGGTTCAGCATATACACTAAGTTCCGCTAGGGGTACTGGGGGAGGTTGGGGACCAGCAGCCACAAATGAGGGTAGTTCACTTTACGAGGCCCGTTTTGATGAAGCAAAATGGGACTACAGCGCACCCTCAGGATATAAGGCACTTTGCACCGCCAACATGGCAACTCCATCAATTAAAGACCCTTCCGAGTATTTTCAGGTAGTAGCGTATGCGGGGAATGGAACGGCAATAGGTTCTGGAGGTAAAGCTGTTACGTTTAGCGGAACCTCTGATATGCAGCCAGATATGGTGTGGATCAAGAATAGGTCTTCTACTGATGAACACGTTGCATATGATGCTGCAAGGGGAACAACTAAACAAGTAGAGCCATCGAATAGGTCTACTGAAACTACGCAAAGTGAGGGGCTAACGGCATTTGGTTCGGATGGATTCACACTTGGTAGTTTAGACGCTGTTAATACAAGCGGTGAGAATTTTGTTGCTTGGTGTTGGAACGCTGGCAACTCAGGTGCCGCTAATACTGCTGGTGCCACAGATACAACATCAACTTTTTCCAATGCTACCGCAGGGATTTTTTGCTCAACATATACTGGCACAGGAAGTGAGACTACATTTGGGCATGGTTTAGGACAAACCCCAGCTACATGGGTATGTTTTCAACGAAGCAACGATGACCACCATAATATTGCTAACTGGGAAACAGGGGTCACGGCCTACACGGAGAAGGGTAATTTAGATCGTGATGATGCGCCCGAAGGTTCTTCAAGTCAGATGCCATCAGCTTCTTCTACCACTATTACAGTAGGTAGTGATCCGGGGATTAACGGCTCTACTAGAACGTATGTGGCATGGGGATGGGCAGAGATAGAAGGGTTCAGTAAATTTGGAACGTACACTGGGAATGGAAATGCCGATGGGGCTTTTGCTTACTGTGGCTTTAAGCCAGCCTTTGTGATGATTAAACGAGTAGACAGCAGTGGTGGTTGGGTTCTGAAAGACACGGCTAGAAGCCCTGATAATGAGGCCCATGAAACTTTATATGCAAATACTAATGCTGCTAATTTTGGTATGGGATTCGATATATTATCTAATGGATTTAAGGCGAAAACAACCGATTCAAACCTTAACACAAGTGACGGCATATATATTTTTATGGCATTTGCCAAAGAGCCAATTGGTGGTGAAGATATCGCACCATCTACCGCACAGATATAAGGAGACATACCATGTGGCGTGAGAAATCAACAGGAAACCTAGTCAGAGAGGGTTCCTCATGGGTGGATGCCAATGGCATAAGGCACCCAAGAAATTGGCATATTTGGAGTAAAGCAGATAAAGAGGCCGCTGGTCTTGAGGAGTTGACCCCTGATCCAATCCCAAATGATGCGACTTATCTGTGGTCGATGGACCCTGCTGGCAAAGTTACAAAGACAGCAAAGAACCTAAATGATGTAACCACAGATGGGGTTGTTACGCTTGGCGTTAAATCTGTGTTAATCAGCAAGGTAAAGTCTCAGCAGGGCAGTCTTTTAGCACAAAGCGATTGGGCTATTATTCGCAAGACTGATAAAGGGACAGCGATCCCAAGTAATATTCAAACTTGGAGAGATGCAATCCGTACTAAGGCGACGGAAATGGAAACAGCAATCACCAATGCCGCTGATACTGCCGCAATAGAAGCACTATTCCTCGCATGGGATGAGGATGGCAACAAGTCAGGTATACTTTATGATTGGCCTGAACTAGAAGAATAGGAGGGCATCATGCGATTGCTCCCGTTGATATTTATTGTAGTTATGTTGTCATCTGTTGAGGCGCTTGCCAGTCAGGTGGTTAATATTAGATATCAGTTAGCCGCTTCTTCTTTCTCCGATGACCTAGTGGAAATACAGCAGGGGCATCCTTGTAAATTTGCTGGTCGTTCCTTAGAGAATATCACAGGTTTTTTTAAATATAAGTGGGATGCAAAGTATAGAGATTTAAAGGATAGCGCAGTTCTTACTTGGGTGGCATATCATTCCTTGGAGAACGAGAACGTAGCCATTGTACGGATTTTTGCCTCACATATGCAGCAGAAACTAGCGGTTGTATCTGCTACAAAGGCTCCAGCTTTTAATGGGCAGACTTTTCCCAGCCTGCATTGCATAGTCCCGATACAAAGTCAGCTTGTTAAGACGTATACTGAGGATGAACTCTCCGAAATATTGGGGCAAGGGGATAAGGACATATAGAATGCCTTTAGCAAAGTTACAATTTAGACCCGGCCTAAATACGGAAGTCACATCGTACAGTAATTCCACTGGTTGGCGTGACTGTGACAAGATCAGGTTTAGATTTGGTTTCCCAGAGAAACTTGGTGGATGGGAGAAGTATACCTCCAACCTTATCACAGGAACTCCAAGGTCGCTTCATGCGTGGAAGTCTTTGGATAACAATGAGTATCTTGGTGTCGGGACAGAGAGGGCGTTCTATGTTGAGGAAGGTCTGGCTTACCATAATATTACTCCGACAAGGAAGACTACGACTGGTGGCGCTGCTACATTCGCGGCAACCAATGGCTCTGCCACTATTACAGTAACTGACTCTAGCCACGGGGCAGTAGTTGGAGACTTCGTTACCTTTAGTGGTGCTGCTACTATGGGTGGTGTAGTCACTGCGGCGGTTCTCAATCAGGAGCATGAGATACTCACAGTTCCTACTGCTAACACCTATACGTTTACCGCGAGTGTCACAGCTAACAGTTCAGACGCTGGTTCAGGGAAGGGCGGTGGGTCTACTGTAGCGGTATATCAGCTTAACAGCGGTATCAATACAGTTGTTCCGGGTACTGGCTTCGGCGCTGGCACGTTTGGTCGTGGCACTTTTGGCTCTGCTGCGACAACTGTTGCTGGGGGTGGTTCTCTCAGGCTGTGGAAGCAGGATAACTTTGGTGAAGATTTACTGTTCAATGTTTATGATGCTGGTGTTTACTACTGGGATAAGTCAGTCAAGGCTGGATCATTTGACCCAGCGGTTACTCTCAGTTCCTTAGATACAAATGCTCCGACTATAGCCCGTCAGGTCATGGTGTCTGACAGGGACCGCCATGCAATAGCCTTTGGGTGTAATGCTTTGGGTGGTTCAGATCAGGACAAGCTGCTTGTCAGGTGGAGTTCTCAGGAGAACGCACTGGACTGGGAGCCAACAGCCGCTAATACTGCTGGTGATTTCCTGATAGGCAGCGGCTCTGAGATTGTTCAGGCAGTCGAGACACGGCGAGAGGTTATAATTATTACGGATGTCAGTGTCCATAGTATGACGTTTATAGGGCCACCGTTTACATTTGGTATCAACCAACTGAGTAACGGGACTACAATTCGTGGCCCTAATTCAGCCGTAGCGGTAGGTGATGCCGTATACTGGATGGGAAGAGACAGGTTCTACATTTATGATGGTCAGGTTAAGCCGTTGCCATGTCCAGTCAGGGATACTGTCTTTGTAGATTTCAATAACACCCAAGGTGACAAGGTGTTTGCTGGCTCAAACAGTTCCTTTGGGGAGGTTATATGGCTGTATACCAGTGCCGATGCAGACGAGAATGACAGGTATGTAGTGTTCAATTACAATGAGAATGTCTGGTATTTTGGTACAATAGCAAGGACAGCTTGGATAGACAGGGGATTGAAGACGTACCCATTAGCGGCTGGAGGCAGTCTTTTGTATAACCATGAGCTTGGTGTCGATGACGATGGGGATGCTATGACATCCTACATAGAGAGCAGTCCTACTGATGTTGAGGATGGAGATCATTTCATTCATCTTCGCAGGCTCATACCTGATATAGACTTTGCAAAGTCTTCAAGTACAGCAACTAAAGAGGCCACGTTTACAATCAAGTCTCAAAGGTTTCCGGGTTCAGGCTTCACAGGGTCAACCGCCGCAACGGTAACTGACTCAACTAACCAGAGCGATATCAGGGCAAGGGGCAGGTCATTCGGACTGAGGATTGAAACAACTGGCCTTGGAGTTAACTGGAGACTTGGCTCTCCCCGTGTCGAAATAAGAAAGGATGGTATGCGATGAGCAGGTCACTTGTTCCTCCGCAGTTTGCCGTCCCTCCTGTTGACTACAACCAAATGTATTTTGCTGATGTGGTTCGCGCTTTCTCTCTGTTTGCTTTTCAGTCCCAGCAACCGGGTGAGGGCAGGGCTACGAAGATGACGTTGACTGCCTTACCTGAGAATGATGTCGGCCTTGAGGCGGGTGCGTTGTTCCAACATGATGGCTATGTAAAGATATCTCGCCTCACCCATCC